GGCTACGAGGACAGCGAGGGGGACGACGATGCTTAAATTCGGCGTGGTCACGGCCACCGATCCGGCCACCTGTCGCGTGCGCGTCCAGTACAAGGACAACGAGTCCGTCGAATCCTACTGGCTGGCCGTGGCCCAGCGCAAAACCCTCGGCGACCGCGACTACCACATGCCGGACGTGGGCGAGCACGTGGCCTGCCTCATCGATGCGCACAACGAAGAGGGGGTGGTCCTCGGGGCCATCTATTCCGCCGCCGATCCCGCGCCGGTCGCCGATCAGGACAAGCGGCACTTGGCGTTCAAAGACGGAGCCGTTTTTGAATACGATCGGGAAGCGCACCGCCTGACTGTGACCATGCCCGACGGGCAGGCGCGCATCAGCATCGGCAAGGAGGGATATGTCGAGATACAGGGAGCGACCGTTGTTGTCCTGCACGGTGCAGCGGACATTGATTGCCGAAAGGTTCTACGGTTGCGCGCGAAAGAAGGGCTTGAGTTTTGGACCCTGGCCACGCGTACGTATCCCTATGCGCCGGCAACGATCCCGCCCGTGGAGGACAAATGACCATCGACGTCACGCAGATACGCTCCGTCGACTGGTCGCGCAAGATCGGCGAGCCTGGGGCGATCGTCGAGGGGCTCGACGACATCGACCAGTGCATCCGCATCCTCCTGGCCACGCCCAAGGGGGCCGTGGAGCACCGGCCGGAGTTCGGCTGCGACGCCTGGCGCTACCTGGATCACCCCGTCACCGAAGCGTTGCCGCACATCGTGCGCGAGTGCACCGACGCCTTGGCCAAATGGGAGCCTCGGGCCACGGTGACGGGCATCACCACCCGGTACGACGCCGAGCACGTCTATCTGTCCATCCGCTGGACCGCCACGCTCGGCTCGGCCGGCCAGACCACCGAGGTCGCCTATGTGCTCACTCGACCTCAATAAGCTCGCCGAGCCGAGCTTTATCGAGCGCGACGCGGCGTCCGTCACCTCGGAGATGGTTTCCCAGGCCGAGGCCATGCTCGGCCGGACGCTGTATCCTGCCCAGCCCGAGCGCGTCGAGATCGACATGGTCGCCTACCGGGAGATGCTCTTGCGCATCGGCATCCAGGCGGCCGCCAAGCAAAACCTTCTCGCCTACGCCACGGGTGACAACCTCGACCACCTGGCCGCGTTTTACAACGTCGCGCGCCTGCCGGCGGCCGCGGCCCGGGCCACGCTGCAATTTTCCGTGAAGACCGTCCGCCCGGCAGCCGTGCCGATCCCGGCCGGCACCCAGGTGCAGACCAAGGACGGCAAATACAGCTTTGCCACCTCGGCCCAGGTCACCCTGGCAGCCGGGGAGCTGACCGTCACGGCCACGGGCGTGGCCACCACGCCCGGCATCGGGGCCAATGGCTACCTGCCCGGCGAGATCGCCAACCTGGTGGACAGCGTGGATGTGGACGCCGTGGGCAACACCACCACCAGCTACGGCGGCCTGGCCGCCGAGGACGACGACCGACTGCGCACGCGCACCCAGCTCGCCACCGAAGCGTTTTCAACTTGCGGCCCGGCTGGGGCCTATCGCTTTTGGGCGCTCACCGCCCACCAGGGCATCGTGGATGTGGCCGTGGTCTCGCCGGACCCCGGCGTGGTGCGGGTGCATCCGCTCATGGCCGACGGCCTGCCGGGAAGCGAAGTGCTGGCGCTGGTGGCCGCCATGCTCCTGGACGATACCCGGCGGCCGCTCACCGACCTGGTGCAGGTGCTGCCGCCCGTCGTCCGGGACTATGCCATCCACGTGGGCGTCTCGGTCGAGGATGGCTACGACGCGGCCTCGGTCCTGGCCGCCGCGAAGTCGGCGCTGGCCAGCTATGCCGCCGGCCGGGCGGCCCGCCTTGGCCGGGACATCGTGCCGGCACAGGTCATTTCCGCCGCCGCCGTGGCCGGGGTGCATGACGTCTCGGTCATCACACCGGGTTTGCTCGTCCTCGGGGCGGCCGAATGGGCGCATTGCACGGGCGTCACCGTGGATCTTGCGGGGGTGGTCGATGGCTGACGTACGCCTCATCCCGCCGGGCATCAACGACGCCATGGGCCAGGCCGTCAACGGCCTGCTCGACCGATTCGACGGCCTGGACCTGGACGGGCTCCTGACGACTCCGGTGGAGACTCGCCTGGACGCGGTCCTGGAGCATCTCGCCTGGGCCTACCACGTGGACGGTTGGGAGTACGTCGAGACACGCGCCCAGAAGATCGACCTGATCAAGCGGTTCTACGATTTCCACCGGTTTAAGGGTACGAAATACGGGCTAGCCTTGTACCTGCGGACCTTCCTGGGCCGTGACCTCCTGGCCGCCTCACCGCCCACGAAATCCTTCCTGGGGGCCTCCCTCACCGATGCCGAGCGGGCAGCCTGGTCGGCCAGGTTCCCCGAGGTCCGCGTCTACCCCTACCGGCATGCCGGACAGCGCCAGGGCGCAGTTCTCGGGGACTGCTTCGGCGTGATGTACCCCAATACCTCCGATGCCATTTTGCGCATCGGCGACCAGGTCACGCTGTACGATCCTGATGACGGCAGCGAAACCAAGCTCGACAGCCTGGTCACCACGCGTGATGTGGTCGCCAAAACGGCCACCCAGCGCGTGACCGTACGCAAGCCGGGCACGGCAGGGCGCGCCATGTTCCTGGGGCGTTGCCTCGGCGGCTACGCCACGGCCGACACGGGCGCGGCCTCGCGGATCTACGAGCTGGACATGGCCGTGGGCTATGAGGACGAAATCGACCGGCGACATGCGCTGTCCGTGCGGCCGTCGCTCACGCCGGTCAAGATCGGCAGCGACGAGGTTGCCAGCCCGGGCACGCGCGGCCGGCGCATCTTCCTCGGCCATCGCTGGCCAGACGCGTACCCCGAGCGAACGGCCTGTTTCCTGGAGGGGAACTTCCCGCTGCCCTCCACGGCCGGCGACCGCATCTACCGCATGACCAAGCTCTACGACTCTGACCGCGAGGCGTTTTCGCGGCGCGCCACGTCCACATTCCTTGGTGCGTTCAAGCTCGGGGCACTCCGGCCGCACTATGCCGAGGCGGCCGTGGACATGGAGCGCACGGCCCCGGCCAGGGCCATGTTTTTGGGCCGGCCATTGGCGCAACGGCATACCTGCGATCTTGACGCACAGGCATGGATCGACCGCATGTGCCGCGTCGGCCGCATGGCCGTGCGTCTATCGGATCGTATCCTCGTGTCCACCTCCAACCGCAACTGTATCCAAGCCAGCGAGGCAATCGTCTGCGGCTCTGCCGTCTGCGGCGACTATCAACTCGAAGCATTTTAGGAGGATACTATTATGGAAAAGCTCTTGATTGCCCGCGATAGGCAGGAATTTCAGGCGGCGGACGTTAACAGCATGCAGGCCTACATGGATGAGGCCATGGCGCATGTTGTCATGGATGCCATCACCACGGAAAAGATGTTTGTGGGCCTGGAAGTCGCACAAAAAAGCCCCACGGAAATCACCGTTGCATCCGGCAGGCTCTGGGATGGTGTGACGGGCAAACGCTACGCAAAAAGCGAGGCGGGCGACATCAGCCTGTATTCGTATCTTCCGGTTTCGGACAAACGATACCTGGATATTTCCGTCATCGGGCAGGAAACATCCATGGACCAAGAGCCACGCGACTATCTTGTGGACCTGGTTGCCCAAACCACCGAGCCGAAAAGCGTCTATATGACCACGTCCCGGGAAGTGCTCATCCAGATCACTGCCGGTCTGGAATCGTCTCAACCCCAAAAACCAGCGCCGCCCACGGGGTACACCACCATCGCCCAGGTTCTGCTGACTACCTCGGGCATCGCCACCATCGTCGTAGCGGACAACAAAAAGTTGATGCGCCTGTTCGAGGTCTACCAGGCGGGCGTCGAGCACGGGGAATGGATTGCGCTCATGACGCCGCGGATCAGCACGTTGTTTTCCGACCTGGCAACGCTGGCGAGCCGCGTCTCTGGCATCGTCGATCAGACCCTTGTCCGGACGCTGGCCGCGGACCTGGCCCTCGTGAAGCAGAAACTGTCCCTGCCTGCCTCATACGCGGCCTACGAAGCGGATGATTTCGTCACGTTCGACAAATCGGATACGGCCAATACGGAGTATCGCGCGCGCGTTTATCAGGGATTACGTTTCCCCTATGAGGGTGAGCGGGAACAGCAATTGAACCTGTACAACCCTTACGAATCGACGGTTAAAAACTTCAGCGGCTTCGTGCTGCCGGCCCATACCGAGGTGACACGCCTGCGCACGACCGGTCTGACGGGCACTCTGCTCATCTCGCAGTATCCCTCGTACCAGACCGTGGAAGCGAAGCTCATGACCAGGACTCGTGTGCGGCTCACCATGCAGCACGTGGAGCACAATACGGTCACGGGCATTTGGTCGTACGGGGCGCAGCAGGTCGTGGAGCAGGTCTTCGAGGGCACGGTTGATCCGGGCAGCGATCATAGCTGGAACAGTTGTTATACCAACATCAAAGGCGAGGTCATCGATACCGGGGAATGGTACACCAA